TGTTGAAGCTATTACTGATATTCATAACAAACAATTTGGAGGAAAAAATGAAAGAAATTCAAACCATTAGAAAAGAAACAGCAGACAAGGCGCTGATAAGTTCTTGTGTCAGGTATGTTGATAAGTTTGGAAAAACAAAGCACGAAAAATTTGTAAAAAAGTGTTTGTATTATGTTGTGAAATCAGTTTTCGGCACAAACGGGGATTCTGAATTCGTATTGATGGCAATGTCATTCGGAATGATGATGGATATGTTTGATGAAAAAGTCGATCTTTCACCTGCTTATGTTGCTTTGAAAGCTGTTGAGAAAAGTGTTTCAGACGAAAAAAGGGATGTTTATTATGAAGTTGACGATGAAACGACCCTTAGAATTTGCGAAAGAGCAGTTGTTTCTATGATTGCTGATGAAAGAGTTATGAGGACTTGCACGGCTTTTGGAAAATCTTAAAAGGAGGTTGATATGTATGCAGTAGATGAAGAAATACTCGAAATGTTACACGAAAAAGGGCTTCTTTCTGATATAGAAGAAGCTCAAAAACTTGTTGATGAAATGATGTCCAAAAGAATTATAATTGATTGGACTCCGGAAGATGTAAAGCAGGCAGCAAAAGATATGATTTCAGATATGGATATGTATGGAAGACAGCCGGAAGGCAAAAGAGAAGATTACGAAAGAATAGTCAACGAAGAATCCATTCAGATTGAGATACTTAAAACCATTGAAGTTGACGACGACAGGGGCGTAAGTTTTTCGGACATAGAAGAAGCTATAAATTTATATGTTGAAGCAACAAATGAATATGAAGAAGATGGAGAAAACAATGAATGAAATTTTTGGTGATTTGATTTATGCCTACACAAGAAAACAGGCAATCGAAGACGGAGTTTTGGTTGACATAACCGAAATAGCAAAGCCGGAATTCAAAGTTCCGGTTGCAATGACAATCGCGAGCTACGAGAAAATCGGAACGGAAAAAATAAGGATAATGCTGAAAGATCTTTGGCGCAGGATAAAAGTAAGTCCGAACGAGTCTATTCTTATGTTTCACACAGGAGAAAAGGCGGACACAGTAAAGCTCAAGTCAATGATTCACGGCGGAGATCACGGGGAGCCGGTGTTGACGATAATGTTTCCAAATGAAGATTGACGGAGGTGTTTATGAAAATGTTTTTTAGAAAGATAATCAGCTCAATTTATTATGCTTATGTTGCTTTTAAGAATCCCGATATACTGTTTAACGAAAGTAATCTCAAAATGATAACACGGCTTTTTGAGTTTATTATGAAAATTGTTTTGTTGGTTGTTGTTTTTGTCTTTATGGTTCTTGCATTAAAAGCTTGCGAGGACTCAATAGACAGCAAAGTAGAATCGGAGTGTCGAGATTGCAAAGCAGAATACATTTGGTGTAAATCTTATTGGAAAGAAAAAAGGAAGTGCGGATATGAGTAAGCTCAACAGAATTGTCGAAGTAGTTTATGGTCTCGGATATGACTTTGATGTAGTCAAAGAAATATGCGACAGAATTGAATCAAAAGAATCCGGCATAGAGTTGGAGATAGTAAAACTCCAGAAAGATTACTTTTTAAAGTGGAGCTTTGTGACAGTTACAAAAAAAGGATGTCTTGCTTGTGAAGAAGACAAGAATCCGATCAAGGTTGATGTTGACCTTGTGAGGGAGTATTTTTTAAGTATTGGAGAAAAAGAACTTGTTTTCCCTGTTTATGTCTGGGGCGGAGAAATTGTAAGGCATTAAAATAATTAAAAAAAAATGGCAAAAAATTTGCAAACACCAAAAAAATACTATACGATTAAGTAAGATGTTCTTTTAATTTAGGAAAAAACGAACTTGATAATAATTTCGAGTTTTGTTATTATGATAATTGTTCAGGAGGTGCAAAATGATTCCTGCAAGATCCGAAAATCCAATGGCGAAGCCAACACTAAGGGGTTATTCCCCTTATGATCTGATGTCTGCAATGCAGAAGTTTTTAAGAAGAAGTATGGAGAAGGAAGCAATTTTTTGTTTCCTCGAAATGGAAGCGAGCGGAATGTATCCGCACATAAGGAACAGACTCATGACGGTTGTTTATGAAGATGTTGGCATGTCGAATCCTGGACTTGTAAACAGCATAAACGGTCACATTTCCGCGATGAATGAATACTACAAATCAAACAACGGAGCTTGGAGACTTGTTTTAAGTTACATAGTTCTTGAGATTTGTAGAGGAAAGAAGGATAGGACAACGGACCACTTTGTATGCTCCGTATGTAATGAAATGGCTCTTGGTTATAAACTGAATCTTGATGATTACGCAGATTTTGTTTATGATATGCATACCAGAAAAGGAAAGGAACTTGGAAGAGGAATGGAGCATTTTGACAAGGTTGCGAGCAAAATAATCGAAAGCAATGTTTCAACCGATTACAGGGATGCTGAAAACGAATCAAGTGCAAAGATGAAGCAAAAAGGACTCACACTTGAAGACTACAAGAAGACAGCAGTACAGGAGACCTTATTTTGATAGAAAAGCTGAAATATGTTTTCGTAGGAGCGCATCCGGACGACATAGAAATAGCTTCCGGAGGACTGGTTGCGAAGCTTCTTGAAAACAAAGCAATCGTTAAATTCGTTGTTATAACTGACGGAGAATATGTCAGCGGAACGCACACAAGAACGAAAGAAACAGCAATAAAAGAGCAATGTATTGTTGCTGATAAATATGGAATAGATCTTGCTTTGTTGGGTAAAAAAATAGGAAACATTTCTCGCGGAAATGAAATTGTATCAGAACTGGAAAAAGAAATATACGGATTTGATGTAGTTGTAACTCACAATTTGAATGAGCTTCACAATGAACACGAATTAGTTTCCAGAATTACAATGGAAGCCGCGAGAAATGTTGACAGGGTTGCTATGTGGCAACCTTACGCTTTGACTTCAAAATCCGGCAGATCCATAAGCACTCCGAACCTCTATGTCGAATTGACGGAAGACCAACTCGCAAAGAAAATTGATATGATAAAAATGCACTCAACGGAGCATAAAAGGAAATCCTGCTTTGTGGAAGATGCTGAAAAATATGCATTGTATAACGGAATTTTTATCAAAAGCAGGTTTGCAGAAGGTTTTAATATAGTTAGATGGAGGTGGTAATTTGATTTTCAGCGTACATCAGCCGAACATCCTTCCATATCTTGGATTCTGGAAAAAGGTAATTGATTCAGATGTTTTCGACATAGCCATTTATTATGACTACTCGAACACGGCTTACACAAATTTTGTTCCTCTTGGAAAATACGGAGAAACCGGTAAAAAAATAAAGCTGAGCTTAAAAAGCAGTAGGCAGAAGATCTTTATGCTTGAATTGTTGGAAGGAACACAGGACAGGTTTCTTTATGAAATCAAAGAAGCATACAGCCACTTGCCTTATTACAATGTTTATATGCCGGCAATCGAAGACATATTCAGCACAAAATACAAGTATATGTGGGAGCTTAATTTTAGGTTACTTGTTGAAATAAGGGATATTTTAGGTATCCCCACTCAGTTTGTTATCTCTGAAAGACCCGAAAAAAGACTTCCGCCCACTGACGAGCTTATCAGAGTTTGCAAGATACACAATGCAACGACATATATTTCCGGAATGAAAGGCGAAGAATATCTTGAAAAAGAAAAATTTGCTGAGAACGGAATAGAATTAAGATTTCAAAACGGTTGGGATGGAGATAAAAACTCCATACTTGCTTCGCTGTTCTCGTTCGGTTCAAAAGAAACATTTGATATAATCCAGAGAGGTTAAAAATGGCTACAAAAAAGAAAGAAAACGCTAAAACTGCGAAGTCGAAAAATGCAAAGTTAAACATTGAAGAAATGCTTATTTCAGATCTTGTAGGCAAAAAAGCTGAATACAATCCGAGAAAAATAAGCACGGAGCAGAAAAACGGACTGAGAAAGTCAATGGAAGCTTTCGGATATGTTCAGAACATTGTTTACAACAAAAGAACAGGTAGGGTTGTTTCCGGACACCAGAGACTTGATCTTTTAGCAGAGGAAGGGTATGAAAAAGTAGATGTTCACACGGTTGATCTTTCAGAAGAAAACGAAAAAAAGCTCAATATTCTTATGAACTCCGACAAAATCACAGGAGACTTCACCGCAGGAATAAACGAAATATTGAACGATATTTTCGACTCAGATCCTGAATTGTTTGACCTGACAAATATGTCGTTGCTTTTTGTAGATGAACCTTCCGAAGATGAAGAAGAAGCTCCAGAGGAAGAAAACAAAGACGAAATACCAGGAATGAAGTTGTTGCCTTGCGAAAGCTATGATGCTATAATAGTAGTTTTCAAGAGGAGGGATGATTTTATGTATGCTTCTTCTGTTTTCGGACTTGACAAAAGACGGTCCATAAGCTCTCCAAATGTTGCAAATAAAAAGCTCGGATATACAAGATGCGTTGACGTAGAAACTCTTGTAAATGCAATAAAAAAGGAGGAGGAGGGCTTTCAGTTATGATAAAAGACAATTTCGGAGATCTAAAAAAATTTGACTTCGCAATAGTGATACCCTCGAAAGGAAGACCGGACAAAGTAGGAAACTCTCACGCACTTTTTCCGCTTCAAAGCTGTATTTATGTTCACGAATCAGAAGCAGAAGAATATGAAAAAAACAATCCAGAAGCTCTTATAGTTACACACAGGCAAACAAGAGGATATGGCTCGGTGATCAATTCTATAATGAGGAACGGCAAAAAAGACGGACTCGAATATGTTTTAATAATAGACGACGATTTCAAGAGTATGTATTGTCTTGTCGGAAACAGGCAGAGGAAAATGGATTTAGGCAAAAGATATGAAACAGTCTGCAATTTCGCGCAGGTAATGGAAGATGGAAACCTTTTTACAATGCTTTTTTCTACAAGTTCAAGCATAATCAAGTATGTTCAAGGCAAGCCGATAACGGTTGGATTCAATTTAGCTCAAGGCGCTTATATGATCAATGTTCAGAAAATAAACATCTTTTTTGAAGAAGGATATCACAATTATGAAGACTGCGACTTTTTTATGCAGAACCTATTGAAAAACAGATTCACACTCACAGACCAGAGATTTTTGATAAACGGACCTGCAAACGATGCCCTTACTTCCGGAGGTTGTAACTCATTCAGAACATCAGAAAATGAGAAAAAAAGCAGAGAATGGCTGAAAAACAAGTGGAAAAGCCATATAAAGTTCGCAAAAAACGCTTCTGGGAATATAAAGCCAACAAGTACAGTTCAAAGAAGTTTTTCATAGGGAGTAAGCAATGGTAAGCAAGACACAAGAAAAGCAACGGCTGAATCAGAAGAAAAAACAGGCACTTATGATTCAAGCCCTCAAGTCGAACGGAATGAATGTCGCAGATGCCTGTAGGGCAGTAGGGATAACAAGGGGCACTCATTATTTGTGGATTGACACATCAGACACCTATAAAAAGGAAGTTGAAGATGTTTCAGAATCACTTATAGACTTTGTTGAGACCCACTTGATCAAGGCGATTAAGAAAGGAAACATCACAGCAATGATCTTCTATCTCAAGACAAGGGCGAAGCATAGGGGTTATGTGGAGTCAACGGAAATAAGAGCAGATCTGACAAACGACCTTGTTCTTAACATAAACGGAAAGAAAGTGAACACAGAAATAGAAAGTGATACAAAAAACAAAGAAAGTGGTAAAAAAAGCGGGGGTTAGACTGATCAATGTATATGAAAGTAAAACAATTCCTTTGCGAAGTATGTAGAATGCTGTGTTGTAGAAACATCAGATATGAAGACAGAATAAAATTTGCTCTTGTCTGGTGTAACCTATGCTGTACGGCATTGTTCCTTTTTGTCCTTTTAATAGTAGGTTTTTTTGAATGAATGTTGATTGCGACATACCGGAAAAGCTTATAGAGCCGATTTTTTTCAGTAAGAAAAAGCACAGAATAATAAAGGGCGGAAGAGGTGGCGCAAAGTCTGAATCGGTTGCAAGAGCCATATTGACCTTTTCGATTTTCTATATTGGTCACACCCTTTGCACTCGATCGGTTCAAAACTCGATAAAGGATTCAGTTTACAGCGTACTTGTTAGATTGATAAAAAAACAGAAGCTCGAAGGACTTTTTGAAATAAAAATAAATGAAATAGTATGCAGAAGAAACGGGAACAAAATAATATTCAAGGGTTGCAACGCTTTGTCAGATCCCAAAAGTGAAGCAGCGAAAGGACTTGATGAAATAAGATATTGTTGGTTTGAGGAAGCTCACACGGCAACGGAAAACGACATAGATATTTTGATACCTTCCGTTAGAGCAAAGGATGCCGTTTTCTTCTGGACTTACAACAGCAACAAAGAACCCTGCGTAATTCAGGAATACTTTCAGGATCACAGTAACGCTGAATTTACAGAAATTCATTATTATGAAAATCCTTTTCTTCCGGAAACTCTTTTAGAAGAAGCAGAGGAGTGTAAAAGACTCAATTACGACAAATATAAAGAAATCTGGCTTGGTCAAAGATTGACCGACTCAAGTAAGAATGTTTTAATCCTTGACTGGATAGAAGCAGCCATAAAACTTTATGAGCCGGACAGCGACGGAAGAATAATTTTTGGTCTTGACCTTGCTGACGAAGGAGAAGATAAAAGCGCATTGGTTATGAGAAAAGGTCTTGCAATAGAAAGCGCGGAAGAGTGGGATTATGGCGATGTAGTTGACTCCACTCGAAAAGCATACCAGATTATGAGAAGGTACGATAAACCGCATTGTATTTTTGACAGGGTAGGTATCGGAGCAGCCGCCAAAGCAACTCTTAAAAAAGAATCTCCGGACATCAAAACAACCGCTCATTCAAATGGTGACTCCGTAGAAAATCCAAACAAGGAGTACATAGATATGGGAGTAAAGACCGGCATAAAAAACAAAGATATGTTTGGTGGATTCGGACCACAGCAATGGTTTGAAGTAAGAGCTCTTTTTCACAATGCTTGGAGAAAGTTAAGGGGTGAAGAAGTAGATGAATATGTAACAATAAACCCAGATATAAAGAATTTAAAAAAGTTGAAAAAGGAGTTATTGCAGATAGAATTTGAAACCAACAACAAGGGACAGGTGATTATCGTAAAAGCTCCGAAAGGAACAAAATCTCCGAACCTAGCAGATGCTCTCCAGATGTGCCTTAGAAAGCCGAAAATTCTATCAAAGCCGATAGGGTAACAAAAATGTCTTGATTTACGGAGAAAAACATATCATACTTATTCAAACCTTATAGGAGGTTGCTCTATGGACTTGTTCGGAAGATTTCAAAAACTACTAGGTAAAAAAGAAAAGAAGTCAGGTAGTTTCGGGACTGAAAGAATTGTCATTGGTGACAATGGAAAAATTGTTTTTATGAGAGCCACAAATAACAAGATTACTCCGAAACAGGCGTATGACATATATGGAAAAGTTTCTGTTGTTTATGATGCTGTGGATAAAATCTCTTCAAGAGTTGCCAGTTTAAACCTGGTGATGAAGGGCAAAGACAGGGAGATAATCAAAGAACACGAATTTTTAAAACTTCTGCAGAATCCGGACACTTCGATTTCCAAAACAGCTTTTTGGGATAGAATAGCGACATCTTATTCTTTGACTCACGAAGCGTATATCGTTGCCAGGGGGAATGTAAAAAATCCTCCTCTCGCATTGGAAACAATAGAGCCGTATTATGTTGAAGGAATTACTCTGAAAGCAAATATGCCAGATAAGTTGATCGTAAACGCTCCAAACGAAAGACGGGAATACTACCTTAAAAACATAGACGGAAGAGAAAGATACATCAGCAACGACGAACTGAACGAACTCATTCCGATAATTGGAAAGCGATATGCCAACGACTGGCGAGGAATGTCTAAGTTGTCGGTTTTACTTGATGAATCGGTTCATATTGAAGCAGGAAACAAGCACAATAGGAGCTTACTTGAAAACAACCTGACAAGCTCAAAAATATTCAGTCCGGACACAGGAGATTCAATAGACGAAGAAGACGGCGATGAATTAAGGAATGTAATAGAAAACTATTATACAGGTTACAACAACGCAGGAAAGCCGTTGATCCTTCCGTATCCGCTAAGACTTCTTTCGCAGGGCGGAAACATAAAGGATATGGACTATGCAAATTTGATAGCAGTTGACGAGACAAGGATTTACAGGGCTTACAATATCCCGTTGCCTTTGGTCAAGGATTCGACAATGACACAGGCAAATTTTGAAGTCGCCATTCCGTTTTTGTATTACGATGCAATCATTCCTGTTTTCAGTTTTATAGCTGACGAGTTGACAATAAAACTTCTTCCGAGATACAAAAACAGCGAAGGGCTTAAATTAAGTTACGACGAGTTTGCCATACCCTCTTTGCAGATAGCTCATTCTAAAATGATGTCTGATCTCAAAAATACAGAATGTTTGACAAGGAATGAAATCAGGGCAAGAGGAGGATACGAAGATGTTGAAGGTGGAGACGAAATCCTTGTAAGTGCCGGACTCGTAAGCTTGACCGACAGAAAAACCGAAGGATATGGAGAAGTTGAGTGACAAAAGCCGAGGTTGCTTTAAAGAGAAAAGACTTTCTTGAAAAGAAACTCGAAGCAAAAATGAAATCTTGGTATGGAAAAGTAGCCAACGATCTCGAAGATTATATCAATTTAGGCGGAAGTTATGGCTTCAAAATCAGCGAAGAAAGAACAAAAGAATTTGAAGAAATAATGGACAAAGCAAGAAGCGACAGTTTGACCACCTTCCTTCCTGAAAAAGTAAAAAATCAAAAAACAGCCAACCTGATAATGGATATAAACGATGAATATGCAAAAGTAATTGATCAAAGAGATAAAAGGCAAAGGAGAAGAATATACGCAGGACTCTACCTTATAACAAGGAAAGCAGTTTCTCAGGCAGTCGCAGAAAATATGAACGATGCAAACCCAAGCATAAACAAAAGCAAGATAGCTATTGTCGCAAGAAATATAGTAAAAGACCGGTCCGTTGGAGCTTCCGAGGTCATAGGTGTTACAGAAACAAACTGGACTGCCGAAGCAGGAAGAAAAGTAATCGCAAGAAAGTCAGATGATGAAATGATAAGAACAGCTCAGACCGCTTTGGCTAAAAGAAGAAACGACGAAGAAATAGATAGCGAAATAGAGGAGTTGAACGAAATAGCAGAAGTTTCAAGCAGGGAGTCCGCGGAGGATTTCACCAGAAAACTTGAAAAAAATCTCAAGTCTGGTTCAATAATGACAGGGCTTGCTTTAATAACTGGATTCGGAACGGCAAAGAAAAGATGGAGAACAAAGGGAGACAGAAAAGTAAGACCCACTCACGAGGGAGCAGAAATGCAAGGAGCTATTCCCGTGGATGATTATTTTGAAGTAGGAGCTTATTTAATGTCGCACCCAGGGGATGAAAGTCAAGGAGCTGATGCGAGCGAAACAATGTACTGTAGATGCACTTTAGAATATCTTTAGGGGGTTCAAGATGAACAGAAAATTAATGGTAGTTCCTTTTATTGAATGCAAGGTGAAGGAAATTGAAAAAGATGGAAGGAAATATTACGAAGTTTCCGGATACGGCTCAACTTTCGGAAACATTGATCGTGGAAATGATATTTGTGTTGAAGGATGTTTTAAGGAATCTCTTCTTAAAATGACACCGAAAATTTTGTGGCAACATAATTTCAAGGAGCCTGTTGGAGTTATAGTTGAAATAGGAGAAGACAGCAAGGGTCTTAAAATGACTACGCTTTTACCTGCTGACGACGATTTTGTTTCCAAGCGTGTTGTTCCTCAAATCAGAATCGGAAGCGTTGACAGTTTTTCAATCGGCTATATTCCTGTCGAGTCAGAATATGATCACGAAAAAGACATAAGAAAGCTCAAGAAAGTTGATCTCTACGAAGTGTCTTTTGTTACATTGCCGATGAATCCACAGGCAAGAATTGAAGCAATCAAAACTCTTGTTAAAAGCTACGAAGGAGTTGAAGACACAGACGATCTCTGTGAAGTAGCAGATATGAATTACAAATGGATTCCAGAAGAAGCCAAAAAGAGAATAGATGGCAAGGGCTTTGAGGTAAACGGAGAAATATTTGATATTGTAGAAGAAAAGCTTGTTGTTGTTCCGAGAGCTATTTTTTGTTTGAAGGCAAAGATACTTAAATCCGGCGGTGAAATGTCACAGGAAGAAGCAACAAAGGCAAAGACACTTTGCAATAGATATTACTCAAAAATGGGATTGCAGAAACCTTTTGTTGATGGAGTAGAACCACAGTTTAGCTTTGCAGAGCTGTCGAATATGCCTAACTCCGAAATGGTTTATGTGCTGAAAAATCATAAGATTTCAAAAAGTTGCGCAGATCAGATCGCTAAAATTCTTTTGTCAATGAATGACGAAGAAAAAGAAACCGATGTTTCGGAGCTTAAAAGCGGTGTAAGCGCAACACTTGAAGATATAAAAAAATTGTTTTCCTAAATTTATTATTGGAGGATTAGATGGACGAACTGAAAAAAGAACTGAAGAAAATTCAGGATGAAATCGCTCTTGGAATATCCAAACTTCAAGAAGAATCAAAAAAGAAGGCGGAGTCAGATGCAGCAACCATTCAGAAGTTGGAAACTGATCTGAAAGCCAATGTTGACAAGTTGACAGCTATCGGAACCAAACTCGATTCAGAAGAAAAAGCAAGAAAAGATCTCGAAATTCTTATCGCAAAGAAAGGACAGGATTTCAGAGAAGGCCCGAAAAAAATCATCGGAGATCCAGAGATTAAATCTCTTTTCAGAAACATCATTGTTACCGGCAAAGAAGCAGGAATGTTTGACAAACAGATCGTTGAAAAAACTGTTCTCGAACTTGGAAGACATTTCCTTCCGCATCTTTCAGAAGATGTTATGGCTGAACAGGCAAAAGCAATGCTCGTTGGTTCAAATCCTGACGGCGGATACCTTTGCCCCGTAGAAATGAGCGCAAGAATTGTTCAGAGAATCTTTGAAACAAGCCCTATTACCACACTTGCCAATGTTATTACAACGACAAGGCAGTCTGTTGTTGTTCCGCTTGACGATGGCGACATCGATTATGGTTGGGCTGGAGAGCTTGACACAAGAAACGAAACAACCACTCCACAGATTGGAGAAATTGAGATTCCTACGCACGAAATGTTTGCTTTCCCGAAACTCACTCTGCAGGTTCTTGAAGATGCAAGTAGAGATCTTGAAGGATATCTTTCTGAGAAAGCCGGTGGAAAATTTGCAAGAGCCCTCAATACAGCTTGTGTAAACGGAAATGGCGTGAAGAAACCTCGCGGATTCCTTGATTATGCAGGTTGGACTACAGCAGGAACATACGAAAGAGGAAAGCTTGAAACTATCGAAACAGCAGGAGCAAAAATAGCTCCGGAAGATCTTCTTAATTTGACAGCTCTTCTTGTTTCAGAGTACGAAAATGGAGCAACCCTGGCAATGAACAAGCGCATATTCACGGATATATGCAAACTTCGTGAAGGCACAGACGGAGCTTTCCTTATAAATCCGAGAATACTTTTCGAGGGAACAGCTGCCAGAGTTCTTGGAGCGCCTGTTGCTTTTATGGCTGATATGCCTAAAACTCAGATTTCCGGAGCAAAAGCAATAGCTTACGGAAACTTCAAAGAAGGTTATACAGTTGTAAACAGACTCGGAATTATGATGATTCGTGATGTAGTGACAAAGATCGGTTGGCTCAAACTGTATTTCAGAATGAGAGCAGGTGGAGCGGTTACAAATTACGATGCTATCAAGATATTGAAAGTAAAGTAATGGAATTTGTTGTCCGGTACGGGATATGTATTTTGTGCCGGACACTTTGTTTTTTTAAAATTCAATTCGGAGGATTTGAAAATGAAAAGAGATATTAAAAGCAATTTAAAAATTGGACACGACAACGGCCTTCTTGTTAAAACCGAAACAGACAAAACGGCTTACTCCACAGCTATTGACACAAAAGGCATGAAAAGTCTTGCCATCGGACTTATTCCTATTGATGTTGATACGGGTCTTTTTTACACAAAAAGCGCCTACGACGATGTGGATCTTATTCTGCAGGACAGCGACGACAATGTAAACTTCAAAGATGTCGATTCTGAAAAGCAGATTGGAGATCTTGTTTTTTCGAGTGGCTCAGAGCTTGATCTTCAGAAGATCGGACTTGTTTCAAACGAAAGATATGTCAGGGTTAAGGCGGTTGGCAATACTCTCGGAACCCTCGCAAATAACAAGCTTAATTTAAGACTTGTTTATGTAAGCGAAATGTACGAAAGACCCGTAGAGTAACATCAACTGTTTAAAATGGAAGGTGTGGAATGGACTTTAAGATCGAAAAGGACTTCGAGTGTTACATCGCAAATGAACACAAGAAATTCAAAAAAGGCGACATCGTAAAAGATGCAAGCTGTGAAGCTCAAAGACTTTTTCTTATTCACGAAGTAGGGTCTCCAGTAGTCAAGGAATCAGACTCTAAAAATAAAACTAAACCTGATGCCGAAGCAGAAGCCAAAGCAAAAGCAAAGGCTGAATCCAAAGCCAAAGCCAAAGCTGATGCAAAAAAGAAAAAGTCATAAAAGGGACGGGGGTCAAGTATGGGCAAAATTTATGTAAAGCCGGTGAAAACTGCAATATCTTCTGGTTTAGACTTCTTGCCAGTTACATTGACGGAAGTAAAGACATCCGCGAGAATGGATGTTACAGAAACCCTGCTTGACCCCACTATCACATCTTACATTAAGGCGATAACAAGCGCAGTAGAAAGATATGCAGGTATAACCATAAGGCAAACAGATTGGATAGGATATTACGACAGTTTTCCAACAGTTATGAGATTGAAGAAAAGACCAAACTTTGAGCTTATAGGAAACAAAGTAGAATATTATTGCGAAGATATCTGGAATGTTCTTGATGAAGAAGATTATGAGATCCAGGAGTGCAAGTATTATGCAAATATCTTTTCAAAAACTTGTTTTCCGGATGTGGAAGAAATGACAAGCCCTGCCGTAAGAATAAATCACAGATCTGGTTATGCAAATGCAACAGTTATTCCACAGGAAATTAAAGAAGCTATAATACAGGGTGTCGTATTTCTTCTTCAAAGTCCCGAATCTTGCGGAAACTCCTGTGCGCTTCCACTTACAAGCAAGTTGATGCTTAAAGACTACAAAGACAAATACAGTTATATGGAAGATTGAACAACAAAATGGACAACAAATGAACAGCAAACCTGAAATAAATTCAAAAGCTTACAGAGTCCACGGAAAAATATTGAACAACAAAATGGACAACAAAAATGGCGTTGTATAAAAGAATTTTACAGAGTGGTCTTTGCCCCTCGGACTTAAACAGAGAGATTCAGGTTTTGAAAAGAGAGTCAAGAGCTACAAGTTTCGGAAGTTCGAGTGTAGATATAAGTTTTTCTTTGATCGGAAAATTTATGTGTGCTGTCGAAACCATAAATGGCGTAACGAGGATGTATAGAAAAAACAAAGAAGACACCTCAACGCACCTTTTCTTTTTTCAATATTCGTCCAGATTGAGAAGACTCGAAAGCCACATCACTTTTATAAAGATGCGCGATGAATATTACAGGATAGAATCTGTAGAAAATTTAAACGAACAAGACAGGGTTATAATTATAGAAGCCACTTTAAGAGGAAATGAAGCAGAAGGAGAATCGAAAGCATAATGAGTGAAGCTTTTGTTATTCAGCTCGAAAACAATGAAGTGCAAAGATCATTGAAGGAAAGCCCTGTGAAATTCAAAAAGGGCTGTTTGTATGGTTTAAGAAAAGCCGGACAGATAGTTAAGGCGGATATTCAAAGAAGTATCCTTTTGCCGAAGACCGGCAGAAAATACGCAGGACTTCCGAATAGAAGTTCAGCTCCAGGCGAAGCCCCTGCAAACCAGTCCGGAACACTCAGAAAGAGCGTAACTTACAAAGCTTATATGTGGAATTTTATGGAAGTAGGTGATGAAGCAAATTATGGCGGTTATCTTGAAAGAGGAGCAAAATATTTAAGACCTAGACCGCATATCTCGACAGCAGCAAGCAGAACATTCAACACGGTCCAGATGGTTGTAAGTATGGAAATAGACAAGGAGTTAAGCAAGTGAATATATTGGAAATAGAAACATATTTACTTGAAAATTTAAGTAAGCACACGAACTTGTTTACAAATTATCTTCCGGCAGTTATATCAGGAGCTACGGCAGTTGACAAAAGAACAGTAAAAGTCACGACCGCAACCCCTCACGGACTGGCAAACGGCAAGTTAATAATGATGAATGACGGAGAAATAAAAAACGAAATAGATAAATTCGAGTATCTCGGTGACGGAACGGCACTTGTTACCACAAAGGAAGAGAACGATTTAACTTTTGGTTATCAAGAAGAAATAGAAATTGCAGGTTGTGATTTACCTGAATGGAACAAACTCCATACAATACTGGATGTTTATTCAAGCAGTTCTTTTATTATTGAAATTCCGGACGGCTCAACTGGTTTGCCGGCAGCCGGATATATTTGGGAAAAAAGAGAGTACGGAGTAAACGGAATTGTAATTGTCAAAAATGCAGGATCTCTTGATTTTGAATATGAAATAGACCAGAATTGTCCCGATATTCCAGTTCACGAAGTAAGAAACCTAAAAAGCATAATTTCCTTGAGAATTGGAACAGTTGCAGATGAAGAAAGGTCAATAAAAGTATTTGCAGAAGAAGACAAGTATCCGTGGCTTTTTGTTATTCCCAAAGAAGATCAGGTAAGCAAGGATATGAATGAAGAATCAGAAGCAATAGGGTTGCCGGCTGCCGGCAACGAAGGAAGAATAAGAATTATGTATAATTTCGATGTCGTTGCTATAATACCAACAGATAAACTAGGTGGAGTAGATGCAGTAATAAAAGCAGAGGAAACAAGAGATTCTCTTTTAAAATGCCTTTATGGAAAAGATGTTCAGAATGTAAATTCAGATGTTTCTTTCAGGGTTGCATACAAGGGTTCGTCTCCGATGCAGTACGATACAACAACATACATAAGGTCGCACGGATTCCAGGCAACAGCAGATATAACATTCAGGGAAGTTGATGCTTCAAAGCCGAAAACAGTAGCTTTGAGGCAGCTTGCTTTTAAACTTTCTCTGCAGAACAAAGAAAGTGTTGACAAATTAGAAGGAAATGTCATACTTTAAAACGAAAGGAGGATTCGATGAACACGATTTTTTTTAAGACTAAAGTGAAAATTGGAAATTACGAGAAAGATGCAATCGTTGGACTTAAATGCGACTCGAAAGGTGTTCCTTTTGATCAGTTTTGGAAGTCACGCTTTCTCGACAAAGATATCGAAAAAACGAACATCAAAAGACAAGTCATTGACATTAAAAAAGCAATTGAAAAGAAAAGGAGGTAAATTATGGGTATGCCTAAAGTAAACGCTATTCTTAAAGGAAAATCAGATACTTCGATCAAAGGAAGGTCGGAGCTTATCATTGGTGTCCTTCCAAATGGCGACGCAAACGCAGGAAAAATTTTCGACAATGTTCAGACTTTCACAAAATCGGAACTAGATTCTACTTTCGGGGTGAATACCCACCTTCGATTGACTATCGAAAAATTTCTCACTATAAACAGAAAGTCAAGACTCAGAGTTCAGACCATTGAGGAAGAGTTGAATTACACGACATCATCTTCCGGAAAAATCACGCTTTCAGGAGCAGCAACAAAAGACGGAAAGTATCTTGTTTCTATGATCTCTGACAAAGATTTCATAGCTGAAATTTCTGTTCTCACAGGCGACACCGACGAAGTTGTTGCAACCAAAATTGAGAACGCTTTTAATGCGGTTGCAATGCCGGCACTTCCTGCAAAAGTAACAAGATCTCTCGCGGAAGTAACAGCTACGGCAAACACGAAAAGCACTATCGGTGACACTTACGGACTTAAAGTCGTCGGTGAAGTAGAAGGACTGACGGTTTCTCTTACTGGTTTTTCTGGTGGAAGCGGAGCCCCTGCTTATGCTGAATCAGATTTTCCGGCAGGAAGAGTTACAGGAGTTCTCGTTCCTTCGACTTTTACAGTTATGTTTGCAGCAGTAAAAAGCGTAATGGAATCAAGGTTTAACTCCAACAACCTCATAAACGACGGAGTTACATTCTACGGACTTTGTGACAGCTATTCAAATATAACCACAGCCCTCACTACTCAGAACACCAAAACGATGGTTATTGGAAACAAGCTCACTCCTGATGTTGTTCCTATAAACGGACATAAGCAGACCGGACCTTCCATTGTTCACCCTGTTGATTTTTCTGTCGCTGAGTTTATGGCAATAAGGGCGCTTAGACTTGAGCTTAACGCTCCGATTGCTGATTATGTAATAGCTTCCGGAAAAGACAATTTCGGCGGAAAAGCTCTCGCTTCGCTTCCGTATCATAACACACCGCTCGCTATGACTCCGATTACTCCTGCGGTTCTTCTTTTTAATGAAACGGAGAAAGAAGGTCTTGAAGCTGTCGGTTACACGGTAATTGATGTAAACGATACTGAATCGGCTGTTGTAATGGGAGCAACTGCAACAAATTACAAATACGACGAACTCGGATTGCCTAGCGACACCTTCAAGTATCTTGAATTTGTTGATACAGGTAGCGTTTGCCGTGAGTATATCTTCAACTTTATGAAGCAGAAACTTGCTCAGTCAAGGGCAACAGGCGGAGATCTTATAGAAAGAAGAAATATTCACAATGAAAGTTCTGTTGCCGGTCTTTTTATGGATGCATACGAAGATCTTGGAAAAGATGCTCTTGTCCAGATGGACGGAACAATAGTTTCGCAGGTTCTTAACGAATTGAAAGTTTCCATTGATCTTGCAAAAAGAACAGCAGAAATTGATGGATTTCTTCCGATAGTTACGCAGATAGGAACCGTGAATATGGCTTTGAACCTTGTTTTTAAAATGAGTTAATAGGAGGAAATTATTATGAAAAAAGCATTATCTGTAATGTCGGTAATACTGAACAACGAGCCAATCTCGATAGTACCGAACTCACTTGAATACGAAGGAGGAGAAGCCGAAGTTATTGTTGAAAACGCAACGACCGGTGGCGGAAGAAATGAAAGTGTTCACATGGAAGATGCGAGTACGGCAATAGGAAAGGTAAAATTCCAGATGTATAACACAAGGGAGCTTGATCAGCTTATCGCGGAATGCAAATCGCAGACTGGAGGAAATGTTGTTCAGCTCGTTGAAAGAGTCCAGAATCAGAATGTTGTAAGAACATTCAAAGGACAGTCGCTTGTAAACAAAGTCGCCAGAAAAGCCGGAAGTGATGCGAAAGTTCCTTTCGAGTTTGAAGGCGACCAGATGGTTTAATGTAAACAAGGAGGTGCAAAGTGGTTGAAAAACAAAAAGAATTATTTGAAGAAACCGTTGTTGAATTAAGTATTGAAAGGGGAAGATTCAAGGTAAAGCTCGAAGAACCTATCGAATACGCCAAAAAAGGAGATATGGCTAAAGCCACTCACTTGATCTTTTTCGAGCCGGTCAAAGATTCGTCTTATGATTGCCTGACACTCACTCAAATGGCAAAAAAGGCAGGAATGGAATATGTCAAAATGCTTCCTGCAAAAACAACCGACAACTCCGGAAAAGTAGGAGAAGAGCAAGTTCCTTTTCACAAGCAGAAAGCTCCAGATCCAGAAAAATTGCTTGATGATTCAGAAGGACTGACTCATATCATACTTTCTGGAGATAGACCGGCAAAAGACTGGCTTGAAGCAGGTAAAAAACTACTTACTACAAGATACAGCTCAGCAGGAGAAAGAAGACTTTGCAGGGTTGACGATGAAGACGAAACCGGACTTTCCACAGCTATGTTTGACAGCTTATCAATGGAAGATAAACTTTTGATCGTATCCTTGTATGCAACTTTTTTCGATTTAAGCTCGGTTGGTCAGCGGAAGACTATATCGAGCAAGCCACGAGGATAGTAGCAGCTTTAGGCGGTGGGTCGTACCTTGAATTTGAGGATATGAATCTGTGGACGCTTGACTGCATAGCTTCCACAATAAAGGAAATGCAGGATAAGGAGGCAGATTAAATGTCATTCAGCGCATCTTATATTTATCGTTTACAAGATAAAATGACACCAGTAATGAATAAGATGGAGCGAGCTTCACAAAAGTTTACCAAAAATCTGTCTTCCGGTGCTGAAAAAGTTTCTCAAAAGTTTAATAATTTCGGCAATAAATTAACTGGACTCAAGCAAGGTCTTATTGCGGTTGGTTCGATGAAAGTTCTTCAAAGCGCTATATCTGGAGCAGATGAATTCGACACTTCTTTCAGAAGGGTTCAGATGCGATTGCAGGGAACAACTGAGGAAATAGCTCTCTTGCGAAGCCAGGCGATTGATATGGCGAAAACATATCATTATTCTGGAGCCGAAGTAGCAGGTGTTCAGGAAATGTTGTTGAAGGAGCAGTTCAATGTTAATCAAATAATGAAGGCGACTCCTGCAATTATGGCAATGGCTACAAATGAAAAAATGGAGTATGGTCAAGCAGTTAAGGGAGTTGCTGATATACTTGGCGGTTTTCAGATGTCAGAAGACAAAGCCGCAAGAGTAACCGATGCTCTTTCTTTGGCAACAAAGCACGGTGGCGGAGAATTGTCGGAATATATGGGTTCCCTGGCAATGGTTTCTCCAATGGCGAATCAAGCAGGTGTGGGATTTGAAGATATGACAAAGATGATCGTTATGGCGAACAAAGCTGGAATAGACGGAGCAAGAGCCGGTTCAATAATGACTGCGATGATAATGGAAATGTCAAGAACAAGTCCTTTGGCTGTTAAGTCTTTGAGAAAATTAGGAATAGACCCCAGATCTATAAAAGATTCTCAGGGAAAAATCAAAGATATGACCGGTCTTATGATGCAGGTAAAAGAGAAAGGTGGAAAAGTAGGAGATTTCATTAACATTTTTGGAAGAAGAGCCGGACTTGCAATTATGGGTATGGCGGAAAAAGGTGGTGGCGCTCTCGCTGATTTCAGCAAAGATATGGCGAATACTTCCGGAGTAAACGAAACTCTTATGAATGACCTTATGGCAGGAAGTGACGGGGCAATGAAAAGATTTGGTTCTTCTGTTGATCATTTGAGGACCAGACTCGGAGAACAGCTTATGCCGACATTTATTGCTATAACCGAGAAAGTAGGAGGTTGGATTGCATGGATAGGCGACCTAAATCCTATGATTTTGAAGACCGTCGGTTACATTCTTGCTTTGATAACTGTTACTGCATCAGCAACCTTCGCAATAGGAACGGTTGCTCTTGTCATAGGTCAGATGGCAAGCGCCATTCCGCTTGTGATAAGCGGACTTGCTATGATGAAAGTGGCGATGCTTGGAGTAGCGAAGGTAATGACTCAGTCATTGATCTGGCTTGCGACAAATCCTATTGGTTGGGTAATACTCGCCATTGGCACTGTTGTAGCATCAATTTATTTGATATACAAAAACTGGGATTGGGTGAAAACAAAAGTAGTTTCAGCCATAAATTACATAGCCGATAATTGGAAAAAATTTGCTGTTGGACTTGCGATTATTTCTCCTGCACTTGCGTTGATAACAATGGCGATTGTTGCTGTCTATAAGAATTGGGACAAGATAGTTGACGGAATGAAAATTATATGGAAACAATGGAGCGAAGGAGTAGTTTTTGTTTCAAACGCTGTCTTTGACGGAATCGGTTCAGCCATAGACTGGGTAAGCTCCAAGTTCGGAGTTTTTATTGACTGGCTTTCTTCTGCTTTAGCTCCTGCATTTGCTCCGTTTATTTCAATAGGCGAAACAATAATGAAGGTGTGGCAAGACATCACAGGAGTTTTCGGAAAAGTAAGCGAAGCCATTGACAATATGCCGATAATAAAAAACCTTTTCGGTAAGCAAACGGCTCCTGAAACCGGTGGCGGATTCAAGCAAATAGAAAGCGCTAAATCCGTAGCCGGCACTCTTGCTTCGACAGATACTCTTGATGAAAAAAAGGTCAAATCAATAACCGAAATAGAAAACATAAAAGCAGTAAAAAAAGAAGACAAAATTGGTCAAAAAAAATCAGTTGATGTAAATGTAAAAAATGATATAGGCGGTGTCTTGAAAATAGAAATCGACAACAAAGGCAACGCGAAAATAAAAGAAAATAAACCGGCAGGAAACCTAGGTTTTCAGGTAGGTACATAATGGCTACTCGGATAGAAAAACTTCTGAATTCTGAATTCAAGGGAATCTCTTTTTTCGTTGAATCAGTATCAGAAAGAGGTGGAAGAAAAATAGCTGTATTCGACTATCCAAAAACAGACAACAGGACAATTCAGGATCTCGGTGGTATGCCACAAGATTTCTTTGTAGAGTGCTATATTTCGGGTTCTGATTATATTTCAGATTTCAAAAGACTGAGAAAGGTTCTTATTGAAAAAGAAAAAGGAGACCTTGTTTTACCTGAATTCGGAAGAATGAATGTTAAGCCGGTCACTTACGAAATAAAAACCAACAACAAAGAAGTAGGAAAAATAAGATTTTCCATAGAATTCAAGCTCGAAGATATGACCGGAGCGGTTCTTGAAGCAGAAGTAACAAGCGAAGATGCTCTCGAAGGATACAACGAGGTAAATGAAGCCATTACTAATGCAGTTCTCGCAAATTACAAACCGCCAAAAACAAACGCAAGCAGAATCAATGCCTTAAATGATGCAAAAAATATGTTTGAAACGGCTCGCAAAATAGCAAAGGAAGTCAACTCTGTTGCCAGGAAAATGGAAAAGGCGGTTGGTCTTTTAAAGACGGCTATTCTTTACGCTGAAAACTATGCCGATCTTGCTGTAAAAGAAGGAGTTTTTGCTTCGTTGGCAAGCGCTGTCGGGATTGGAGATACATACAGAATTGTAACCAAATCAACAGACTGGGGCAAAAATTTACCAAAGCAGTTGACCAGTATTTCTGAATCTTTTATAGAAGCTTTTGAGGAGCTTTTTTCAGAAGGACAGGAAAAGGATTTCGATATTCCTTTGTGGACATCAGACAAAACGCAGGACTGGGAAACAAGAAACAAAAACAGAATAGTAACAGTTCAAAGCTTTAGGATAGATTGTCTTTCATATTCAATGCTTAACGCTCTGAATGAGAATTATTTAACTGTTGATGATGTGACAAGAGTAAGACTTAGTTTGCAGAAAATAAGGCAAGGAATAATTGACAAAGGTGTTGAGTTGAACGACCCGATAGTAAACGACTCGAATGTAATTGAAAAGCTTGATAAGTTGCAGGAAATTGTTTTTAAAATATTGTCGCAAAAAGAAAAAGAAGTTTACAGAATAACCGAAACAGATCTTCCGCTTATTCCTGCCACGGTAGCAGCTTACTTGATATATGCAGAAGAAGTTACAACGAGGGAAGAGATAGAAGAAAAAGCCGACATATTGACAGCCACAAACGAAGGAAAACTTCAACTCGAAGGAGTAACATTGGTGTTGGAAAAATGATTGAAGTAAAAGTTGGAACTGAAAAATTTAAAAAGTGGACAGATGCTTCGGTCAAAAGAGATATAGACAACGCTTCCTGTTCTTTTTCTTTAAGTTCAGATGAATACAGGTTTAAAGCAGGAGACGAAATAAAAATACTCGTTGACGGTGCTTTGTGGGTTGATGGTTTTGTTGATTCAGTAACCGGAGATTCTTCTTACAGCGGAATTTCTTATTCGTATTCCGGCAGGGACAAGGTTATGGACCTTCTTGATTCAAGTCTTCCGGACGGAGTAAAAAATTTCAAAGCAGGAATGGATTTGGTTTTGATAATAAACAAAATACTCAAGTCTATTGGATTGAATGTTCCAGTCAAAAACGAAGCAGGTTCTATAAAGCCATTTGATTACATTGAGTTAATAGCCGGCGATGCAGGTTCTTCGGCTTTTGATTTGATACAGGGCTATGCAAGAAAAAGAGGAGTTATGATCAACTCTGACGGACAGGGTATAAAACTTTTTAGAATAAACAGCGGTATAGTTCCAGTTTTTAATTTTACAACCAAAAAAGGAACAGAAGGAACAATACTTTCAAGCAATATGGAAATAGATATTTCAGAAAGATTTCAAAAATATGTTTGCAAGTCACAGGCACAACTTGAAGACGAATTCAGCGAAGCAACCGTATTCAGAAAAGGAGATTCGGAAGATAAAAGCATAAGAAATTCAAGATATTACGAATTTGTAGCAGAAGAATCAATGACAACCAAAGAATGCAGACAAAGAGCAATAGAGGAAATGAACATAAGAAAAGCGAGAAGTTTAAAGTACACGATTGAAGTTCCCTTCCATTCGCAAAATAAAATGATTTATGACATAGGATATGGAGCAAGGATTGATGATGAAATACTCGGAGTTTCTGGAACATTTTTGATCAAAAGTGTTGAGTTCAAAGAAAGCTTGTCAGGAGAAACAACATCGCTTGTTTTGACATATCCGGATGCATACGCAATAGACAGCTCCATAATGCAGAAAGCAGAGAAAAAAGCAGATATAAGCAGGTACTTAGCGGAGAGGGATAAAGAAATATGATTTCTTGGATTAAAAACAAGTTGAAAAATATAGTGAGAACTGCTATCCTTAAATCGTTTGATGATAGCGGAGTAAACCAAATGTGTAAAATTACATCTCTCGGAACAGAAAGAAAGGCGATTCATTACAGTCCTTACGGATTATATTCATACCCAGAAAAAGGAAACTCCGTAGTGATTCAAGTCGGAGCAAAAGAAGACCGGCTCATGGCTTTTGTGTGGAATCCCAAAAGACCCAAAATGAAAAAAGGCGATGTAGGTCTTTTTACTGGAAAAACCACATTGATGATACACAAAGACGGAACCCTTGAGATTAAAGGAGCTTCCGAGGATCTCGTTAAACTTGTCGGAAAACTTGGCGACTATACTCAAGATATTATTACGAAATTGTCAACAACGACTGTCGCAACAGCAATCGGAGCAAGTCCGCTTTCAACTCAAGCAGACTGGCTGAATATGTTGTTGCCGGCAAATCCAGACAATATAATTAGTTTGATTCAGAAGATACACGATTTTGAGGTTTAAATGGCGGTAAACAAAGACACCTGCGGAACAGCTGTGAAGAACTTTTTAAGCTCTTTGACACCTGCTCAAAAGCAAGACATAGAGCTTATCTGGCAGGGAATAGTTAATGAATTCTTTGAACATATAAAGACGAACGGTGAAATATACGGAGTAAAAGTTGATACAGGCACAGGCGAACAAATAGGGACTGCGAAACTAAAATGACAAAAATAGCAAGAATTATTGCAGTTGATTTTGGAAAATACCTTTTAGGTTACACAAGAAAAAAAAAGACAACTGTTGTAAACGAAGGAACTGAATTAATTGATGTTGCTACTATAATTTCAAGTAATCCTGTTTTTTCGGGGGTATTTGTTGGTAAAATACAGCCAAAATATCCGGCAAGCTCGACGATATATTTTCGAGAAAACTATGTTTTGCAGAATGCAAACGGTGAATTTGCAACAAGCGATCAGGGCTTTGGAGTAGCTGGAACAACTGACGGAGAAGATAAATTTACGCCAAATTACGCTTTACTGGCTTTATCTTTAACCGCTCCGACAGCCGGAACAAAATACAAACTTTCAGAATCTTTCAATGTTACATGGACAAGTTCAAATATCACGCTTATTAATGTAATTTTAGAAAGCGAATCAGGCGGTTATAAAAAATATTCAGATGTTGATGCTACGCTTGGAACGCTTGCGGTTGCTATATCCGCAAGTGATGGATTCAGCATTAATGAAACTGTTTATATTTATATTGAAAACACGCACCAAACAGTTGAAGACAACTTGCAAGTTGCAACGGTCGCAACACTTACAACGACAACACCTGTATTAACCGCAGGAACAGAAGGAGCAATCACAGGAACACACAACGGTGGCACGGGATATTTTGTTCAGGTGCAGTATAGAGTGGCAAGTCCAGAAGGTGCTTGGACAACTTTTGAAAATAATGTCGCGGTTGAAGCTGATGGAACTTGGGAAGCTACGGGAACGGTTGCACTTGCTGAAACATATGATTTCAGGGCAAGAGATACAGTTGATCCTGACGGACAGATACAGCTTGACGATGTTGAAGTGGCAAGTGGGGTTACACTAACAGCGTTCCAGATCACAAACGCGTCAGGAGCTACAACGGGAAATAATTATATTAATAAACTCCTGCTTGTAGATGATAATATAATTATTGCTGGAGGTACAAATTCAACAAAAATAACAATAGCTGGTGTTGACTATGACACAGGATTCACTTCAGATGTTTATTATCGCACTTTTATAATTTCGATTTCAAAAAGTCATGTTGTGAACTGGGTGAGATTTTTTAACTGGGGTGCTCAAAGTGTAAGTTATCCTCCGAAAGAAGTAATAGTGGAAAATGGTGATTATATTGCTGTGTTAAGCAACGATTCGAAAGCTACGAGCTTATCTACAATAACCAATATTAATAAGACAACGGGGGTAACCGTTAATTCAATCACATTAAATAAAAAATACAAATATTCTCAGGGATTGGGAATAGGAAAATATGGTGCTAATTTGCATATTATCGGGATAGATGCTCCTAGTGTGTCTAGTTATGATAATATTCTGGGACATTGGATTGTAGACTCAGGGTTAACTTGGCAGAATACTGCAACATTATTTGGTTACAGGATTCTTAATCCAATGGTCACTGCACAATTTGGCGGAACTAATTTTCTTATAAGAGTAGGAAATATATGCTACGGTTACGATATTTTAACAAAAACATACACAACTCTAAATTTTCCAAGTACAATAAATGCAGACAAATACACTTCAGATCCAGCTTTTTCTTCTACCAGATTTTTAGCACAATACAATGACGGCACAG